CTGCCACCACCACAACAACCACGACAACACCTGATGTTCAACCATCACAAACTCAAGCAGATGTAAGCACCACATCATCAGGTTCTAGAGAGCAAACTGAAGGATCTAAACTTGCAGGAGAACTTGGAAGATTCCTCAATCAAAGAGGATTGAGATGGGGTTCTGGTGTTACTGAGCACCCAGAACATGGTGGAGTGAAACCAGTTCATAGTGCTGGTTCATACCATTATAAAGAACAAGGTTATCGTGCTATTGATATCGGTGGATGGGGTCCTAATAGATATAAGAGAGAAGGAATGACTGGCACTGATGATCAAACAAAGATTATAGCTGGTATTTCCGAGTGGAATAAAATGAAAGGAGTGACGCCAATTGAGTTCATTCATGAAGGAAATGATCCAACATATCATAATGATCACGTTCACATAGCATATGAGGGTGGTGGATATGTAGGAGGTAAATATAATATGAAGTCAATTGAAAGACGTGCATCCTATGAGGGAGGTGAGCAGATGATCAGTATTCCTATTCCAATGCCGCAACAACAACCCAATGTTCAACAACCCGAAACCTCTATCATGGGACCAGTGTCTGCTGTAAGTTCAGATGATCCATTTGAATTCCTTGAGTTCCAAGGTTAAATAGTGTAGAGGTAATATCAAATGACACCATTGATGGAAAGACTGCCAGATCTGGTCTACCAATTGTTGGTGAAGAGATGGTAACGCTTAAGATTGAGGACAATAATAAAAATATACTTGATTTTAGTGAAAAGAAGAACAATGAACTGTATGTAAAAAAATCAACCCCTCTATCTGAAGACACCAGAAAAGAGTTGATTGGATTGACTCTTGTATCAGCAGAAGATATAATGAATACAAAAGTAAATCTCACCAGTAGATTTGATGGTAAAATATCTGAGTCAGTTAATAGAATTTTAACAGAAGGAAATTTTAAAGGTCTCGGCACTAAGAAGAAACTGGACATAGAAACAACTGCAAATACCTGCAATAAAATTCCTAATAATAAACACCCCTTCTTTTGGTTAAACAAATTCTCCACTCAAGCAGTGTCATCGACCACACAAAAAGTAGGACAGAGTGCTGGATACTTTTTTTATGAGACTTACAATGGATTCTTTTTTAAATCAATTGATACTCTTATAGATCAAAAACCAAAAAAATCATTCATATACAATGAAAGCACTGATTCGCGTGGAACCACAGTTCCAGAATCATATGATGGTAAAGCACTTACGATGAGTAGTGACAACAGAATTGATGCTATTCAAAAAAATAAAATAGGCACTTATAGTAATAGAATAGTTACCTTTGATCCCTTCACCACATACTATGAAGTATCAAAGTTTAAAGCAGATGAATTTGAGCAGACTTCTCACTTCATGCGGGTGATGCAGTTTTTGTTGATACCCCTGAAATCAAAGACAATAAAAATGACACAGTTGACCGTCAGCAAGGGGGACTATATATTATATCAGATTTATGTCATTTAATTAATACAAAACAATCTCTCACTAAAATGAATCTCGTCAGAGAATCGTTTGGTAGAAAACCAAAATCAAGTAACTAAACATGGAAAAAGACATCGAAACTCATATTGAAAAAGATAAAAAGATCTTAGAAGATCCTACTATCTCACCACAGATGCGTCGGCACACTGCTGATGAACTTGAGCATCTGGAAAGATATCACAAGGAACATCCAGATGATCATCATGATCCAACTTCATTTGAGATGTATTGCGATGAAAATCCAGAAGCAGATGAATGTAGGATTTACGAAGATTGATGGAAGGCGGATCTTTATTTAA